ATTATTAAGGTTAACTTTGTTAGCTAGTTGAGCTTTAGTACGCTCATACAAGTTATCAATAGCTTCACCCAAAAGAATATCAAAATTTGTTTCAGCCACTATATTATCCTCCAAAGCGAGTTCTACCAAATCGACTCACTTGCTTTTCTTCTTTAGGTTGTGATTGTTCCACAGAAGGGTTAGCCTTCTCAAGTAAAGCACTTAGTTTTTGGAACTTTTCATCAATTTTCTGTTCTTCAGCTTCTTTAGCTGAAAGTTTGCCTTTAAGTTCTGCATTTTCTGCTTGAAGTTGTTCATTTTCTTTTGTAAGGGCTTCAATAGCTTCAATAGCTTTAGTCAAAGCATCTTCTTCTACTGAAGGCTCTTCAGTAACTTCTTCTGTAGCTTCAGCTACTTCCTCAGAAATTTCTTCAGTTTCTACAGCCACTTCTTCAACTACTTCTTCAGTAGGCTCAACAACTTCTGCTTCAGGAGTTTCAACAACTTCTTCAGCTTGTGTAGAAAGATGTGCAAGAACTTTATCAAGAACTTCTTTTCTGTTCAAGTATTCTTCCTCATTTCTTACTAGTAGTGAAGGTTCATATCCTCCACTTTTTGCATTACCTGGATTACCCACAAAGGAGAATCCTGTAATTTCAATATTGTCTGTTATTGGTACATCAATACCACCACCATGCTCAACATTGTAAACAACTAATTTAGCATATTCTTCAATGTCTTCATCCTCAATTTCTTTAGGATACCACAAGAACTCAGATGAAATAGCAAAAGGCTCATCTTGAATGATAAGGTCTTTGATATTACTAAGCTCTAGGTTTACATGAGGCTTAACTAGTAGGTCACATCTACCATTAGAGTCTTCTACTAGCTTAAGGTCTGACTTTCTAAAATAACCTTCTCTTACAGGGTATGAGTTAAGGTCTCTGTGACCTGTAGAAACATATCCCTCAAAAGAACCATCAATACTGTCATACCATTTTTTAAGTGTACCTTTACAGATGTACAAACGGATTGTGTCATCTTGATAAAGCACAGAGCCTTCTGATAACAAGGTCATGTAACCTTCAGAATTTTCTACTTTATCAACAGATAACTGTTCTCTCTCTTTTTTGTTGTGCGAGAGGTTCATAATCATGTCTAGGTTATCTTTCTTTTGAAGGTAATCATCAATCTCAGACATGATTTGCTCTGCAATCTTAGTCTTAACTGGCATTACTCTTCCACCTCAAACAGATTATATTTAAGTTTTCTCACTTTCTTACCTCCACAGGAAGCACAATAAGCATATTCATACTTAACATTGTCCTTTTTAAGTCCTGCTTCAGTCTCAGGAGAGTAAGGTAGTTGTTCTGTAGCCTCTTTCAAACTTCCAATGAGAACTTGGTCAGTAGTTTCATACCAACCATCATTCTCACTATCATTACCTGGGTAGAACTCAAAATACTTACGTTGATTTTGGATAATACCACTATCGTTTAAGAAGTTCACACGAACTACCAAGTCTCTGTTAAGAAAGCGAGCTACACGAAACTTACTCATTTAGTCATCACCTTCACTTTCGTACCTTCAGTAATTGGAGAAATAACTTCCTTTTCATACCCAAACTGTTTAGCACGAACTTCTTTAAGGTGTTGTTGGTAAGTTTTCCCAACTTCCTTAACTTCCATTATTTATCTCCTGCGTATGTAATAGGGAAGCCATAGCAATCAACTTCAGTCTCTTTGAGCTTAACTTCTTTAGTAGTAAAGTTAAATTCATATTTATCACCACAGCAGTAGGTGAATGACTTGAATTTCTTGTCTGTGACATCAAAGTATTGAATCTGTTCTTGACCAACAACTACTTTACGTAATTGAGCAAGAATTGTTTCAGCTAGAGGTGACTTGAAATTTAAAGTTTCATCAGCAACTTCTACTTTCAAATTCATCTCAGGAACTTTAATTGTAGCCATCTATGTGCTCCTTTCCATGAATGTTCTAATAATAGTATAACAAAAAAAGAGAGTTTAGCAACTCTCATAACATAAAGTTAAAATTCAATGTTTGTAAGGACTTTAGAAGTACCATTTTCAAGACGATACTTGTTGATAAGCTCCATGATTTCTTCCATAGATGCTGTATCAAATGTAGTATCAAAGTCATTGAGGAACTCTTCTTCTTTTACGTGAACAATACCACGTACTTCAGCTTTAGCCCCTTTACCTTTTCCTTTACCTACTACATATCCTACAACAAAGTTAGCATAAAGATGTCCTGAAGATTGCTCCATCAAGGCACGTTGGTCTACCACAAATGTATAAACCTTTTCTTCTTTACCATCTTCAGTTGTCTGTGTAGATACCTTAACACGGTTATCAAATGCAACATCTACGTTCACAGCGTATGATGTACGAGGTGTACGAAGCATGTTACCACTTCTACCAATGATAGGAACTTTCTGAGCTACGTTCTCAACTCCTCCATTGATAAGAACCTCTGCATCAAGGTCAGTTAGTTCTGCATACTTACGTAGAGTATAAACAGGCTTACCTGCTCTTACATACTCAGGCTTAATATTCTTACGCTTCTCATCAAGAAAGCCTAAAACATCAGAAATAATTTCAGTCATTAAATTTTCCTCCATGACGGTACATACCCTTGAGTCCGTCTTTACTATCTTCTATGTTTACTCTTTGAGTTGCTTCATTAAGAACTTGGTAGATAAAAGGTTTAGGTTTACCAAAGTCAGTCACATATTTTCCTTTAGCTTCTTCATCTAGATTAAGGTAATCATTATAAGAACTAAAGGATTTTTCATTGGCTAACTTGGCATAGATAACTGTGACATCAGAGTAGTACATACTATCCATAACATAATGGTATTGCATGTTGTACTCTTTGCACAGAGTAAGAACCATTTCCTCTACATCATCAAGCTCAATTACTACCATGTCTTCATAAGCTAAACCCTTATACTCATCTAAAGGCTTAACCTTTCCTTGGACTAATCCCCAATTATATCGGACAAGGTAACTAATCAATTTGAAAAAATGAAGGGTTCTCTCTTAGAATCTTAGCACAGTTAGTCATTAGTGATACATCTGTGATGTACTCAGTCAAGTGTTCAGGAATACCTAAAACTTCACCAACTAGTTTTTCACAAGCATCAATAACATTATCATCAAACACTTCATAGATTTTGAACAAGTCTTCAGGAGTGTAAATCTCAGTATCACCATTCTCTTGGAAGTCAGTGAAAGCCATTGAGATGATTGAAGCATAGTTACGAACCTTACGTGCAATACGTGGAGTAATATACTTAGACTTAGCTGAAATTTCTTGTACGTAAGCATGACCATCTTGAACAATCTCAGCTCCTTCAGGTGCTTTACCAATGATAGGTAACCACAAAGTAACTGTGTAGTCTTTAGGTGATGCAGAACCTATCTTAGTGCTATCTCCATTCACAACAGAAGATGTTGCTGTTTGGATAGCTACTGGTTCTTGTGTTTGAGTTGCTTCTACAAAGCTATTTTGTAGTTTTGACAACTCCTCAATGGATAAAATCTTATTAGACATCTCTTCTCCTATACAATTAAGTTTTTCTTCAGATACGCTTCTGCCATCTTAGGATTGATTACTTTAAGTTTGTCATAAACCTCTAAAATATAAAGGTCATTGTTGTAGTTATAGTTATTTGTGAACTCATAACTGTCAAACTTAATATGCTCAGATAAATTAGTAGCATTTTGCAAAATGTGAATTACTTGACCTAAGAAATGGTCACGCATTGGGATAATTGTGTTCTTCATAGCATTATCAATAATACTATAAGTACCAATGTTAGACACAGTTTTGTTAAGGTCAAATAACCTAGCAGGAACTCCAAACATTTGACAGATGATAGCAGGAACATACTGTGACAAGTAGTCAAGGAAGTCTGTAGCCTTTGTATCACGTTCAAGCTGTTCTAAGTTTTGGAAATTTCCTGAATATACGATTGCATCATTGAACTCAGTTTCTGAAAGTTTTTCAGCAAATGCGTTCATATCTTCAATAATTTTCTTGGTTCTTTCACCTTTAGCAGTTCTACCCATATCAAGTAGTTCACCACTACTAAATGATGTACCTTGCTCAACACTCTCTTCAATCTGCTCTTCAAGAGTATCCTTAGCTTGCAAGGCAATAGTACCAATACCATTGCGAGAAATATCATAGTTCATACGGTTAAGAATATTAAGAATAAGCTCAACACGTTTTCTATCCTTAAGCAAAGGTGACATACAGAATACTTGAGATGTATCAATACGAACACAAGCAAACTCTTTGTCTGTTACCACAAGGACTTCATTCTTGTACTCTTCAGGATTTTCTATAATCTTTTGAATGTCATCTGCTGAATAGTCTGTTACTGGTCTATTATTACCAGTCTTTCTGTCATAAGGTGTGACAAAGACATTTGTGTTTTTGATTAGGTATGTAAGCGTTTGTCTAAGGACTGGCTTCTTAGGATAATCAATCACACAAGCTAGAATATCTTTAGGGTGTATACCAACTAAACCTTCACCTGTATTCAGTAGACCATAGTAACCATATTTACGGTAACCTTTAGCTACTTGCTTCAATACATCATAGTTACGTTGACCATTGAAGTTAAGTCTATACAGATAATTCCTTAGAACCTTATCCTTATCAAAGTCTTCTGTAGTAAGGTAGTTAGTAAACATGTAGTTCACAATGTTATCTAGAATGTAATCGACATCAGGTAAGTCTAAAGCTAGTCTCTCAATGTCTTCTAGATTTTCTCCTACAGGAGTTCCTCTAAATCCTGAACTTTGGAATACTAGTCTGTCCTTATACTCTGCATTAAAATACCTATCCATAGCACAATCGCCACCACACTCATCTTTGCGACATTTGCCACAGCTCATTAGCTACCTCCTAGGTAAAACAGTTCAGCCACATGAAGGGATAGCAATACACTATCCAGTTCATCAGGTGAATGTTTAAGTAATTTCTTAATTTCAGATTTAGGTCTGATTTTAACAAGTCTATCTTCAGGCTTCTGAATCTCAGAAACGAATGACATTTGTCTGCTAATACCATCCCAAACTTTTCTCACAAATGATACCCTTTGTGCTTCCATCATACCTCTTAACATAAGGTGCATCTCTGCTCTTCGGTTAAAGGCATATTCAGCACTAGGGTCTTTAGCTATGACCTTAATCTCTGTAGGCTTACCTCCAAAGTTTATGTCATACACAGGACATTTAAGCTGTCCTGAAAGTCTTCTCATCTTCAGTGGTTGAACAATGTGTGCTCCTCCACCTGCATCTATTCCAATAGCTTTAGCATTAAGCCTATTAGCTAGTGTGACAATGTTATTCACAATCTCAATAGCTGTTATACCATCAATCCACTCAGCAGGCTTAATGTCCTTGGTATCTACAACAGTAAAGTGGTTTTTCTTATCAACCACAGACACAGTAACCTGTATACTGTCAGAACCCTTATAGGCACTATCGACTCCGATAAAGAAGTCAAGGTCTTTGCCTCTAGTGTCAAAGCTATCTAGAATATCAGGTGATGAATCAAAGAATGAAGAACGCTCTGTAGGGAACTCACAAAGAAGGTTTTCCCTAATGGAGTCTTCGGTAATAGTAAACTGTGACCTCATTAGTTGGTCTTTAGTGTACTTAATACTTCCCTCTTCCATTGCAGTCACTACATCTAACCACATCACAAACTCATCTTCTGCTAGGTCTTCATTTACCATGAAGTCATAGAAGTTGTTAAGTGAACGTGGATTAGAAATTAGGTACATAATCAGCTTTCTACCATCATCTGACTCAAACTCTCTACGACCCATGTGACCAAGGGCAATAGGAGAAATATCAGACGCTTCATCTCCAAACATATTACCACCTCTACCAATGATATGTATTTTAGAGGGGTCAGTAAAGTTTGAACCTGCTGATAGACCTTCTAGCTTACCTCCATTTCTGAAGGAGAATCCCTCACTAGAGAATGAAGATAAACCACGCTTAAGCCTTTTGTCTACTGCTGTGACATCCTTTTCATCAAAGGACAACATAGCTTTTACATCAGGGTGAGAGTTTACTAGAATCTCTCTAGCGTGTTGAATAATAATTCCTGAATACTCTTGAGTAGAACCTACAGCATAACAGTTCTCTCCCTCATAGGCAAAATGGTTAGACATAATACCACAGAGGAATGATTTACCATAACGAGGAGTTGCTACACAGTAACCAGTTTTATACTTACCACTAAGGAAAGCTCCGAACTGTACTGCTTGTGACCACCAAAGCTCTAGATTAAACTCAGATAAGGCTGTAGTAAATCCTAGCTTGTAATACTCAAGCTCTTTCTCAAAACCTTCTCTTTCCCTAATGGTATTCCTCTTGAAGTGCTTAGGTATCTTGCCTTTAACAGCATCTCTAAGTTGCTCTTGAGGAGTTACCTGGTCAAGAAGGATTGATAACTTCTCTTTGTTGGATAATACTTTACGCTTTTGAGTAAGTGACCCAACATCTGCATCTTGGATGTGCATAGACAATATCTCCTCCAGTATAACTAAGCTCTTCTTGAATATCCACAGAAGGTGCTACATTTGAAAAGCTCTCTGTGACAGGTATTGTTGTACCATTCATAGCAAGACATGTAGGGCATGTTCTAGAATCACCAACACAGTTCCAAGTCTTAAGAATTGAGTTCTCAGTGACAATCTCAAATAACTTAGCACTTTCAACAGAAGCTTTTTCAATAAGCATCTGTACTTCACTCATAGCTATTCTATCTAGCTTGTGTCTGAAGTCAGAAAGTAAGTCATCAATGTTGACTGTCTCAGTAGAGTCAATAACCTTAGCCCTTAAGTCCTGTGCATGAGCTTCAAAAATATCTTTCAGCCTTGTGTAGTTACTTCTAGCATAGTTAGTTGTATTTACACCATTACGGACTTCAATGGTCTCTTGTGGTGTCATATCAACTCCTAGAGAGTCCAAGATATAATCAATCTCTCCTAGGAATACCTCAGAGTAGGTATCAATTAGGTAATCAATCAAAGCTTCTTCAGCACTAAGATAGTCTCCCATAGTCACAACAGATGTTGCAAACCCTTCTAGGAGACTAACTATTTCATCATAATGCTCTTTGAATAAATCTTCTTTCGGACTGTGTGATGCCATTACATATCTCCAAAGAGTTCATCAAGCTTCTCTTTAGTGTAGTTCTTAAGCTCTTCAATACCATCTTTAGTGTCATGGTTGACATTGACTGTAGTTTGTGTAGCTTTACCTTCAATACGGTCAGCCCATTCTTTACGTTCAACACTATCCTCAAATGATGCCATAATCTGAAGCATAGCATTTTTAGCAATAGGAGTACACGGAGGAATTTGACTATAGGCATGATAACCTACAGAGTTAATTAGTTCCTCTTCAACATCAATCAAACCCCAACGCATTTGGTATAGTCTTAAAGAGTCTTCATCAAGAGCACTAAGTTCTCTCATAGTCTCTGAGTAAAGTTTAGTTTTAACTGCCATGAGTCTTTCCTTTCACAAGATTAAATTACTCACACAGAAGGAATCCAACCCTCTTCAATTCAGCAGAAGTGTGAACCAAAAATATTAAATAGAGAGATACACCCTATTGGGCTTGAACCAATGACACTACGCTTAGAAGGCGTATGCTCTATCCAACTGAGCTAAGAGTGTATATGACGGATTTAACCGTCATTTAGTATTCACATGAGTGATACCTATTAACCAAAGTGCGTAGTGGGATTTGAACCCACGAATGAAGAAATATTAGAGGTAAGTCCCCAGTCGGATTTGAACCAACGTTCCTAGGGTTGCAATCTAGAGCCTTACCAGACTTGGCTATGAGGACATTTTCTTACTCTGTAGTAAGAAGATGCTTTGTCCTTAATACTATAACCTTTAAGATAGTTTCTTATGGTAGCTCTGCAACAATTAAGCATTTTAGCTATCTCTATTTGAGAATAACCACGCTTAATCAAACTTCTAATCTCTTCAACATCAAGATTTAGTTTGTTTGTGCATTGTCTTCCATACGTTATAGTATTAGGGTTTCTAGCATTTTCACTAGCAGTAACTCTTCTAAGGTTACTAAAGTGATTGTTAAGCTTATTGCCATCTATATGGTCTATCTGTAGACCATCATTTGTGTCAAATTTGCTTACATTTACAAAATAGCTAAGATGATGACCTGAGAATTGTACTGTTTTGTTATCAATACGCAGTCTATACATGATATAACCTTTTTTGCTAATGTATGGTTTTAACTTTCTAAGTTTACCATACTTGTGGCTATATACATTACCATACTCATCTACTGAGTAATTATCATCAAACTTAATCATTTTGCAACCTCTAATAAATCTTTGTGTTAAGCCTCTTCATCATACGCACACAAACCTACAGGGAGAATTACTCCCCATAGGAACTGTAAGGAGGTGTCCTCTTATGGCTTCAACCATAAAGCGTACAAGTTAAGTATAACATAATACCTAAGCTTTGTCAACACCATACAAACCTAAAAGGATTGCTTCTGCTTCATCATCATTTGAAACAGATAGACCTTTATCTTCACAAAGAGCTATAACCTTCCTCTTAGCCTCTGCTCTTTTACCATTCAGTCCATAAGGCTTTCTCCAAACGGTAGGAGGTACTAGAGTCACAGTGCTATTACGTAGCTCTCTAATAACCAATCCTTGAACGATACCAAGCATCACAAGTGTCTTTTGGTTTGAAATGACTTTCAATTCCTCAATGAAGACCTTATCAAATTGACCATGCTTTTCACAGAGAAGTCTAACAAACTCTGCCATATATTGTCCTCTGTCAATATAACTATCCTCATTGCTTGTGATAGTTCCATAGTCAATGATTTTCCCATTGTTTAAAACACAGAAGCCTGAACTCTTTGTAGATAGGTCTAGTGATAAAACTTTAACCATGTAAAAATTATACCACTACCTAATCACTGTGTCAATATTAAAATTTTATTCACCAAAAAATGTTTGCAACTTGATTGCGAACATTTTCTGTTGGTATTAGTCTTAGTTATAAATATATAATACCTAATAATCTAATAGTTATATATAATAATAACTAGGTATTATTACCATCAAAAAAGTACATATACGAAAATATATCACTCTAAAATCTAGACATTTTCAGCTCTGTGTGATATACTTTCTGTGGAGGTGTCTTATGGATACAAAAATTATTTGGTACTTTAACCGAGACAAAAAAGAAAGAGGTACAATCTTTGTGAAGAAAGATGAGTACCGTTTAGCCTTAGAATTTGAAGATAATGACCTTGTGAATCAAGACCTTAAGCTACAAATCAAGAAATTCCTCAAAAGGACTTATCATGTGGATGTACACCAGCTTACCTATTGGCAAAATCCACTTAGTGATTTATGTAAAAAGTTCAGAGGAAGAGATAGGCTATGCAAAGAGCTAAACATCACAGAAGAACAGCTTTGTGAGCTTAACCTTAGCTTCACTAACCCTCACATTAAGTCACAGCTACTAATAGGCTATTTACTTCCTGTGCTATCAGACCAAGAGTTCGCTAATTGGTTTTACTCTACTGTGTATAATTTATACAATGACATTAGAGAGCCTTTACTCATTTACCCTAACAGCCTTAGTCCTTCATTCTACCAATGGCTATACCATGAGAGTCCTTACTCTCACCTTAATCAGCTTATGCTAGGTAAGAAGATACCAAGTGCTATGATGGTAGGTGATTATATCTACGAACACAGAGGTGATTATGCAAAAGTCTATAATGAATATTTAAACAGTTTAAGTGAATATATATACCATAAATATGACCACATACCTAATTACATATTAAGCCTTAAGCATAAACTTACATTAAAGCTTAAACGTAATAATGTCCTTATATCTGATAGACTTAATCACTTAGGTATGTCCTATAAAGCCTATAATGGTATGTTTGCTCAGGTAAGTCCTATAATGACTAAATATATAGAGATAATAGCCAAGGATGCAGGATTTAATAAATATGACATTTTATTCACTATTCTAATGGACTCTGTAGACTACTATGCCAAGAAACCTAGCTATAAACGTAAGGT